TTGATACCGCGCGGGAATTCCCGTAGGGAACAGCGCACAAGACGATCGGGGCGTAGCGCAGCTCGGTAGCGCGCCTGCTTTGGGAGCAGGATGTCGCATGTTCAAATCATGTCGCCCCGACCAGCCAATCACAAGGGCCGGAAGGTTGAACGCCTCCCGGCCCTTTCTCGTTTGATCCGGCGAAACATTCTTTTTGGCTGGAACTGGGGAGGCATTCATTCCGGCACTAGCTGAAGGCTAGCGGATATGGCCGGAAAGCCGCACGGGCCTAGCGTTCTCGGGCGAGGTGGCAGCGCAAGACTATTTGGCACCGATTGGTAGAAAATGAGATGAAAGTGCGCGCGATTCGGCACTGAATGGAAGAAGAATGAAAGGCTTTTGAATTCAGTAGAGTTCCCGACCGACCCACACTGCCCGGCCAATGATCCGAATCCCGTCCGCTAGGTCGCCACGCGCATCAATCTCAAGCGGCGCATAGCTGCTGTTGTAGCTCTTCAGGACTATCTTGCCCGGCAGGGTGTCCACCATCTTGATGTACACCACATCTTCGACCGCAATGGCGAACAGTCCACCAGCTCGGGGCGTCGTCTGGCTCTGGTCAATCAGCACCACATCATCGTTGAAAATCTGCGGCTCCATGCTGTCGCCAGCCACGCGCATGAGCACCATGCTCGCAGGCTGGCCCTTGGTGTTGATCCAGTCGCTTCGGAAGGCGTAACGGCGCTCGACGCCTGCCTCTACCTCAAACGATCCCGTACCCGCCGAAAGCCTCGCCTCGACCATGGGCACCATGGTCAGATGGCAGTCCATGCACTCAACATATTCTGGCCGAGTTTGATCTGTTAATACAGCTGGTAACGGCTTAGTGGCGACTACACGCGACAGCGGAGTACCCACAGGAGAGCCGCACGAGAATTGTTCAACGGCCGTACGCGAAGGGTCAAAAATCTCCCCGACCCCAGCGAGAAGCCAATCAAGTGTACAGCCTAAAGCGCTCGCCAGCGCTACCGCGATCTCCCCTTTTGGGTATTGCCCGCCCTCATAATTTTGGATGGTAGTAAGGCTGACACCAACTTTACTTGCCAGTGCCTGCTGTCCGATTCCTGCAAGGTCACGGCAAAGGCGCACCCTTTCACCAAAGGAACTTGGCGTCCGGGTTGTTGAACCGTTCTCGGGTTGAGACTCGGATGCCATAAAAACCCCACTCTTATCTATTTTTCTCAATAAAACCACACAATTACGCCAGGGTACGGGGGCAAACAAGAAAAGTTAACTCGGACGTACTTTTCTTGTTGACCAAGCAAAGAAAACTTGGCAAAGATTGCTTGTGCCTGACACAAATGGAATGACACGAAATGACAGTATCTCAGGCGCAAGCCAGGGTCAACGTCCATCATCCAGAACAGATTGGACATAGGGTCATAACCGAACGGACGGAATGACGATGCAAAAACAGCTCTCTCTCTTCCACGAAGACCATGGAGCCCTTGCGGGTCTTGTTCCGGCCCTTCGCGCGGCCATGAATAGAGCCGCAGGAGCTGACTCTGCGGGCCGTAAACTCCTTGTCGACAAGGTGAATGACATCTCCCGGCAAGCGGGCCTGCGCCTCACCACAGGCAACGCCCTGTCAATCAGCAAAGACACTTTGGACAAATGGCTGGCCCCTTCTGATCGCGATCATACCCCATCGCTCCTCGCGGTGGTGGTGTTTTGCGTAGCGACCCGAGACCCAGCGCCATTGCAAATGTTGCTCCGGGCCATCGGCCTGGATGTGATGACTGAAGAAGACCGTCGACATCGCGACTACGGCAAGGCCTGCCTTGCCGAACGTGAGGCGCGCCGCCGCAAGAAAGTTTTGGAGGGCAGCATATGAGTTATCGCATGGGGAGTGGGAAGGACCGCAAGTCCTGGCGCATCATTGAGTGGATGAAGGAAAAGAAGCTCTCCGTTGGTGGCATCGCCGAAGAACTTGGCGTGGATCACTCCCTTGTGTCCCATACTATCCACGGTCGGCGTAACAGCCGTGTCGTGCTTGCGAAGCTCAAGGCATACGGCTGCCCGCCCAGCATTTTAAGCCTGCCAGCGGACTTGAGAGAGGCAGCGTAATGTCATCCCTGGATGCATTTTCAAGCACCGAGCTTGCGCCTATGCTTGGCATCGACCCGCGTAATGTGCGGGAGCGCGCCAAGCGCGAGGCCTGGCAGGGCCGCAAGCGCCAGGCGCGCGGCGGCGGCAGTGAGTGGCTTGTGGCGTCCATGCCCAAGGCCACGCGCGACGCCATTGTGGCCGCCCAGCTGGCCGAGCAGGGCGTGCTGCCTGCGCCCACGGCAAAGGCTTCGCCCGTGGCTGGCGCAACCTCCCTGGCCCACCTGACCGAGGACCGCCGCGCCACGGTGCTGGCCCGGCTGGCGTTCGTCCGCGAGGTTGAGCGCATGACAGCCGTCACCGGAAAGGAATCGGCCATCCGTCACCTGGTGCAGGCCTCCCGCACCGGCAGCCTTGGCGAGCGCCTGGCGCAGCTCATCCCCGTGGCCAACGCCAAGTACGGCACGGGCGAGGCGCGCGGCCTTTCGCGCCGCCGCCTGTACGAGTGGTGCGCGCTCTATGCCGAGGGCGGCGAGCTGGCCCTTGCGCCCCGCCACCCGCACAAGGACATGGGCGTGCCCGCCTGGGCACCGCTTTTCCTTTCGTTCTTCCAGCGGCCGCAAAACCCCAGCCTGGCCGAGGCCCACCGCGACTTCACCCGCGCCTGGGAGGCCGAGCAGCCCACACCCGCACCGGCCATCGACACCGTGCGCCGCTTCCTGGCCAAGATCGCCAAGCCGGACCTGGAAGCCGGGCGCAAAACGGGCAACGCGCTGCTCAAGCTGCGCCCCCACATGAAGCGCAAGACGGACACCCTGCTGCCCACGGACGTGTACACGGCGGACGGCACCACCTTTGACGCCGAGATAGCGCACCCGGACAGCGGGCGGCCCTTCAAGCCCGAGGTGGTGCTCTTCCTGGACGTGGCCACGCGCCGCTGCGTGGGGCTTTCCGTGGCCCTGGCCGAAAGCGCCGCCGCCACCCTGGACGCCCTGCGCATGGCCTGCCTGTTCGGCGGCATTCCGGCCATGCTCTACACCGACAACGGCCCCGGCTACACCGCGCACGTGCTGACAGGCACCGGCGTGGGCATGCTGGGGCGGCTGGGCATCGAAATAGCCAACTCCATCCCCGGACGCCCGCAGGGCAAGGGCCTCATGGAGCGCGCGGTCAAGACAATCTGCGTGCCCGCCGCAAAGCAGCTGGCCACCTGCACCCACGCGGACATGGACGAGGACGCGCAGAAGAAGGTCTACAAAATCACCCGCGCCCAGCTCAAAAAGCACGGGCGCTCGGCGCTTTTGCCCACCTTCGAGGCATTCAAGAAGGTGCTGCTGGCCCGCGTGGAGGAATACAACGCCAGCCCGCACAAGGCCCTGCCCATCATTGAGGACCACACGGCGGGCAAGCGGCGTCACATGAGCCCGGATGAGTACTGGAATCATTGCCTGGGCCGCGTGTTTGAGCCCATGCCGGTGCCCGAGGACATGGTGGACGACCTGTTCATGCCCGGCACCTTCCGCAAGGTGGCAAATGGCATGGTTCGCCTGTGGAACCGCGACTACTTCGCGCCGGAGCTGGCCGCCCACCACGGCGACATAGTGGAGCTGCGCTACGACGTGTGGGATTCCACCTACGTCACGGTCTGGACCGAGGCTGGCGAAAAGATTTGCCGCGCGGAGCTTGACGCCAACGCCATGGACTACTTCCCCATTTCGCGCATTGAGGAGGCGCGGGCCAAGCGCGAGCGCGCACAGTTGCAGCGCCTGGAGAAGAAGGCCCAGGCCATCGCCCCCGGCGCATCCCTCCAGATAGCGGAAGACGCCCCGGCCCTCATGCCCTCCTTCATGGCCGACAGCTTGAGCGCCCGCCAGATCATCACCGTGCAGGCCGAACCCGAACCAGCGCCCGCCGCCTCCACCGCCGACCTGGAGCGCATTTCCGCCGTCATGGCCGAGGCCGAACGCGAGGCGGAACTGGCTGCCCGGCCCGCGCCCGAGAAGCGCCCCATCTTCCAGCTCTCCACCGAGAAGTACCGCTGGCTCATGCGCCACCAGGACCAGTGGACCGACGCCGACCGCGCCTGGCTGGCCGAATACGCCCAGGGCCGCGAGTTCGCCATGCTGCGCGAGCGCTTCGAGTACGAGGGCCTGGCCCTGGCCCCGGCCCAACTTTTCCCGGCGTTAGAAACACCTGGCACCTGACCTGAACTAACGGGAGGCAGAACGTGAGAAAACTGTTTGTGCGGACGGGCAACTACGAGCGGTTCACCGCTGGCGTGGCCGCAGTGGAGAACCGTGGCGCGGCCGAGGCCGGAATGATGCTGGTGCATGGCCAGCCCGGCTTCGGCAAGAGCGAGGTGGTGGCCAGCTGGGCCGTGGACACGGGCGCGGTGTTTCTGCGCGCCAACATCGACTGGACCCCGCGCTACTTCCTGGTGGAGCTGGCCAAGGCCCTGGCCGTGGACCCGCGCGGCAGCAGCGAGCAGCTGTTCAACCGCATGCTGGCGGTCATCGCCACCCAGCAAATCCCGCTGGTCATCGACGAGGCCGAGGCCACCCTGAAGGACCACGCCGCCGTGCTGGAGAAGATACGCGACTTTTCCGACCGCACCGAGACCATGGTCATTCTGGTGGGCATGGAGGCCATCCAGCGCTCAATCGCCCGGCACCCGCAGATTTCCAGCCGCATTGCCCAGGTGGTGGAGTTCACCCCGGCCAGCCTGGAGGACGTGGCCCTCACCTGCCAGCAACTGGCCGAGGTGAAGATCGCCCCGGACCTGGTGGCCGAGATCCACCGCCAGAGCGGCGGCCGCATGCGCGAGGTGATGAACGCCATCGCCACCGTGGAGCGCGTGGGCAAGATGAACGGCCTGGCCCTGGTGGACGTGGCCGCCGTGGAAGGCATGAGCATCACCCACGACTGGCAGGCGCGCCGCCCGCGCACCGTTGGCCGGAAGAGGGCCGCGTAATGGCCTGGCGCGGGCTGGAAATTCTGGGGGTATTGGTGACTGGGCAAAAGCTCACCTTTGAGTTGGCGAGCGCGGTCGGAATTAACAACGAGCTTGTGCGGAAAGCCTGCGCCAGACTTGCGGCCAAGGGCCTCATCATCAGCAGTAGTGATGTGTATGAGCTGACGGATGCCGGTCGCAAAGCCCTGGCCGGAGGCCGCAACGCTGTTTCCGGCCCCGGCAAGGGCGGCTGCGCGGAGCGCTACAAGGGCAGCCTGCGGGCCAAGGCTTGGCGGGGCCTGCGCATCCGCCGCAAGGCTGGCGTGGATGATCTTCTGCCGCTGGTGCTTGGGCCGGAGGCGAAGCCAGAGGCCGAGGCCAAGGCCCGCCAGAACCTGGACTGCTACATGCGGGCGCTCACAAAGGCGGGCTTCCTTTTTGAGCTGCCCCGGCGCGGCGGGCCAAACCATAAGGGGAGCCGCTGGGTGCTGGTGCGCGACAGCGGCCCCTGCGCCCCGGCCTGGAACAAGGCCCAGCGCACCGTGACGGACGCCAACACAGGCGAGGTGCATCATGTCTGATTGGCAGGCCCTGCTGCGCCAGGCCGTGGACGCCAGCTCCCGCGCCGCTGTGGGGCGGGAGCTGGGCGTCTCCCGCCCGTCCGTGAGCCTGCTCTTGGCCGGGCGCTACCCTGGCCGCACCGACCGCATGGAGGCGCGCATCATTGAGCGCTACGCGCGGCTGGACTGCCCGCACACGGGCCAGACCGTGACGCCGACCCATTGCCGCAAGTTCACCGGCCAGGTGCCCAGCTCAAGCCCCCTTGCCCTGCGGCAGTGGCGCGCCTGCCGGGCCTGCCCCCACAACCCGGAAGCCGCGACCGCAACCAACCCGGCAACCAAGGAGAACGCCGCATGTTAGCCCGCAAGATCGAAAGCTCCGTGAACCGCCTGCGCGAACTGGCGGGCCAGATACCGGAAGAGCAATGGGAGCTGACCCGCCGCGTGGTGGCCGTGCTGGACGAATGCGCGGACATCGCCCGCAACCTGGAGGCGGCGGCCCTGCCCATCACCACCCCCGTCACCGCAACCCTGAACCAGTAAGGAGAAACCCATGGCACCAAGAACCAAGCCCCAGCCCCTGATCATCGGCACCCTAGCCCAGGCCGACGAGGCCTTGCGCCAGCTGGCGGAAATAGCCCGCGAACAGGCCGCCATTGAGTCCGGCTTAAATGAGCAGGTGGACCAGCTGAAGGCGGCGGCAAAGCTCCAGCAGGAACCGCTCACCGCCGCGCGCAAGCGCCTGGAGGACGCCCTGGGCGTGTTCGGCATCCAGCAGAAGGACGAGCTGTTCCCTGACCGCAAGCGAAGCCAGGAGCTGAACTTCGGCGTCATCGGCTTTCGCAAGGCCACCAGCTTGCGCCTGCTGGCCAAGCACACATGGGCCATGGTGTTGGGGCGCCTCCAGAGCCTGAACCTCACCGAGGGCATCCGCACCAAGCTGGAGGTGGACAAGGACGAGCTGCGCACTTGGCCGGAAGCCCGGCTGGAGACCGTGGGTGTGAAGCGCGAGACCGTGGACGAGTTCTACATCGAACTGAAGCAGGAGGAGCTGCGGGACGCCGCCTGACCCAAGCGAAACCGCCCCCCTCTCACAAAATGGGCGGGGTGGCGGTCGCCGGGGCGTGGTTGCCCCGGCCTGATGAGCAGCCACAACACACGGAGCCCGCATGAAGACCGAATCCCGCCGCAGCCTGCTGGCCAAGGTGCACATCGCCGCCAAGGCCCTGGGACTGGACGATGAAACCTACCGCGACATGCTGGAGGCCCTCACCGGCCAGCGTTCCGCCGGGAAGCTCACGGACAAGCAGCTGGTGCTGGTGGTGGCCGCCCTGCGCGCAAAGGGCTGGAACGATGAAGACCCGCGCCCGGCCCGCCCGAACAGACAGAAGCCCCAGCCCCGCGCCACGCCCGGTTGTCAGCCGCTGCTTTCCAAGATCGGCGCGCTGCTGGCGGACTCCGGGCGGCCCTGGGCCTACGCCGTGGGCCTGGCCAAGCACATGAACTACCCGGAGCGGCTGGAGTGGGCCAAGCCCGAGCAGCTGCGCGGCATCATCGCCGCCCTGACCAAAGACGCCCAGCGCCGGGCCAAGCGGGAGGCCAGCCAGGCCGCCTGTCAACCCACACAGACGGAGGTGACCGCATGAACCTGATGAACCCGACCCTGGCCGAACTGGACCTGGAGCACCTGCCCGTCATGGCGCAGGAGCTGGCGGACAGCATCGGCCTGCGCAAGACCCTGCGCCTGGTGGAGGCCCTGGGCGGCACCACGTTCCCGGTGCCCAAGCGCGAAACCAGGCTGGGCGAGCTGCGCTTCAACGTGCTGGCGGATGTGGTGGGCGTGGACGCGGCGGAGGTCATTGTGCGGCGCTACGGCAGCACGGACCTGTACATCCCCCGCTGCGCGGATGCCCTGCGCCGCGCGCGGGATACGGTTATCTGCCGGGAGTATGACAGGCTGATCCAGACCGTGAGTGGCAACGAGGCCGTGCAGCGCCTGGCGCGCACCCACCGCCTGTCCGACCGCCGCGTGTTCGACATCCTCAAGCGCACGCCCATGACCACCGTCACCGTGGGTGGGGCGGTGCAGCTGAAGCTGCTGGGGTGAAGGTTTGACAGCTTATTGCCAGAGCCCTTGATTTCACATACAGCTTGCCCCTGAGCCGTAACTGAAACGTGAGTGCCTTCGCCTGCGCGTGAAGGGCATCGCTTTCTCGTGCAACGAAATCCTGGTATGTGACGGCGAGGGCACCATGGACCGTTGGCACTCCGGTGTCGGCTACCTCCAATGGTAGGCACCTACAAAGCGTGACCCGAAAGAATGGGGTTTGAGGACCGAATGAAGTTTGCGTACGAAGATTTGAGCGACGACCAGTTCGAGCAACTGGTTGTGCTCCTGTGCCAGCGCTTGCTGGGAGTCTCCGTGCAGGGCTTTGCCAGAGGGCCAGATGGTGGGCGCGATGCCAAATTCATGGGGACGGCAGAATTACACCCGAGCAAGACTGCGCCATGGGTCGGCACAATCATCGTCCAGGCCAAGCACACCAACGGCCATAACCGCAATTTCTCTGAGTCTGACTTCTTCAGCACAACGGCCGCGAATACAGTGTTGGGCAAAGAAATTCCGCGCGTCAGGAAGCTGCGCGAGGCCAAGCAACTCGATCACTATATGCTGTTCGCCAACCGGCGTCTGGCGGGTAATGCCGAAACAGAGATACGCGAGTACATCGCGTCTCAGTGTGGCATGACCGCCTCGTCGATCTATCTCTGCGGACTGGAGCAACTGGAACTCTGGCTGAAGCGCTTCCCGGAGATTGCGAGAGAAGCAGACCTCGACCCGGTCGATTCGCCGTTGATCGTTAGCCCCGATGACCTAGCCGAAGTGGTGCAAGCACTGGCTCGACAGAAAGACGGTATGGTCGCACTATTTGACGATCCTCCGACTATGCGCGTGACCCATGAGCAGAAAAACGCACTCAACAACATGAGTGCTGAGTACGCCAAGGCACAGCGGCGGAAGTACCTGAAGGAGACCGTCCAGATTCGGGCTTTCCTGGCGGCGCCGGAAAACCTCGACCTGCAGCGCATGTACGAGTCGGTGGTCGATGAGTTCCAGCTCAAAATCATCGCCAAGCGCAAGGACTACCAGACCTTCGACGAGGTTATGGAGTATCTGGTGGACTTGTTGTTCAGCCGCGATCCTATCTTGCGGCAGCATGCCCATAAGCGCTTGACGCGTGCCATGCTATTTTACATGTACTGGAACTGCGACATTGGGGAGGTGGGTGTTGCTGCGGCCGACCAAACACTCTCATCCTGATCGCACGGTCATCAACGTCTCGTTGCTGCTGCTGGCTCGTCTGAAGGCCCGCCGCGTGGATGAGTACGACGTGCTGCGTAAGTTTGCGAAGAAAAGCGTTGTCGGCGGGGATGTGCTGTTTCTGCCAGCGTTGAATTTCCTGTATCTCATGGGCCTAGTCGAATACCGCCCCAAGACCGACGCAGTGGAGTATTTGGAGCCCAATGAAGCTGTCTAGACTATATTCCAACAAGCCTGACTTGTTCGAGCCGGTGGAGTTCATCCAGGGGCTGAACGTCGTCATGGCCGAAATCCGTCTGCCGGAGAACCGAAACAAAGACACCCACAACTTGGGCAAGACCACGCTTGGGCGCTTGCTCGACTTCGGTTTTCTCGCCAAGCCCGATCCCCAGTTCTTTCTTTTCAAGCACGTCGAGTTGTTCCAGCACTTCATCTTTTTCTTGGAGATCGAACTGGAGGATGCTTCGTTCGTGACGATCCGGCGTGGTGTGGAAGAGGCCACCAAGATTAGCTTCAAGCGTCACGAGGCAGGGCATCAGGATCTGTCGGGGCTACCACTGACGGAGTGGGATCATCAGAACATGCCTTTCGCGCGGGCGCGCGACCTGTTGGATGGATTGCTCGACTGGCGCGCGCTCAAGCCTTGGGCGTTCCGCAAAGGCTTGGGGTACTTGCTGCGTACCCAGGACGATTTCCGGGATGTATACCATCTACGCAAGTTCGCGGGTGCGCATTCGGACTGGAAGCCTTTCCTTGCCCACATTCTCGGCTTCGACGCTCAACTCGTGGCACAGCACTACGAGAAGGAAAAGCAGCTCACAGCGGGGCAGTCCACCGCGCAGGCCATCAAGAACGAGCTTGGCGGGTCTATTGAGGACATCGGCAAGATCGAGGGCATCCTGCTGCTAAAGCAGAATGAGGCCCAGAAGAAGCAAAAGTTGCTCGACGCCTTCGATTTCCGCGTCCAAGACAAGGACAGCACCAAACAGTTGGTCGATGACATCGACCAACGCATCGCGTCGCTCAATGCCGAACGTTACTCGCTCAACCAGAACAAGAAAAAAATCATCGCCTCACTGGAGGAGGATCAGATCCTCTTCAACCCTGACGAGGCGCAGCGCTTGTTCGAGGAGGCCGGAGTTCTATTCAAGGGGCAGATCAAGAAGGATTTCCAGCAGTTGATTGCCTTCAACCGGGCGATCACCGACGAGCGTCGCGGCTATCTGCAGGAAGAACGTGCAGAGGTCGAAGCCGAACTTAAACGCATCAATGCGGAGCTGAATGCCCTGGGCAAAAGACGCTCGGACACACTTACGTTCCTGAGTGGCACTGATATCTTCAGCAAGTACAAGCAGGTCTCAAATGAAATGGTGACTCTGCGCGCCGACATCACTTCTCTGGAGCGTCAACGCGGCTTCCTGCAGCGTCTGCAGGAGTTGCGAACCGCGATTAGGGCGTTGACGGAAGAGCGGGGACACTTGCAGACTCAGATCGAGGCGGATGTCGAGAAGCAGGACTCTGATCAGAACAGCTTGTTCTCGGCGATCCGCGTTTTCTTTAGCGAGATCGTCGAAGACGTGATAGGCCGCAAAGCGCTGTTGAGCGTATGGCCGAATAACGAGGGGCATCTGGTGTTCAAGGCAGAAATCCTCGACGAGTCAGGCAATGCAACCAGCGCCGACCTCGGGCATACGTATCGCAAGCTTCTGTGCATCGCCTTCGACCTTGCGATCCTCCGCGCGCACTTGGACCACAAGTTCCCGCGCTTCGTCTACCATGACGGCGTGTTTGAGTCCCTGGATGATCGGAAGAAGGAGAATCTGCTGACGGTCATTCGCCGGTATGCTGACTTAGGCCTTCAGCTCATCATCACGCTTATCGACTCGGACTTGCCTGCTCGACCTGCTGATAACGATGCAGTTTTCAGCACCGATGAAATAGTCGTGACTTTGCACGATGAAGGCGAGCATGGCAGATTATTCAAGATGAGAACGTGGTGAATGCGTGACAACTCACAAGTGGTTTAGCTGATCGTCCGTTGCGGGACCCGTAGCTGAATCGCTACGCTCGTCAGGTCTCGGACTAGCGCCCCCCCCCTGAACCCCTTCATCCTGTCCCGCCCCCATGCGCCGCCTAGAATAGGCGGCATGTGGGGGCGGTTCTCTTCGCCTCCAAAACACTGGAGGCAACCCCGTGAACAAGATCAAATCCCTGGCCGCGTGGCTGCGCAAGCGCGCCCCGCGCATGACCCTGCCCAACGTCCTGGCCAACGCGCTCATCCTCGTGGTGGCCGCCGTGGCCCCGCACCAGGCCCCGGTGCTCATGTACAAGCTGGCCGGGGTGCTCATGGGCGGCTGCGGCGGCTACCTGCTCGACGTCAGCCTGTTCCCCTATGCCCGCCCGCACGGCTACCTGGTCAAGCCCTGGCGCGATGAACTGGACTTCAAGGAGAGCGCGCCGGACCACAGCCTTGCCTGCGGCTGCCATTGGCTCTTCATCGCGGCCAGCGCCCGCCGGGCCTTCATCGTGGCCGCGTCCATGCTGGGCGTGGCCCTGGCGCTGTAGGGGGGCGGCCATGCGCAAGCTGCTGGCCGCTATCCTCCGGCGCATCCCGGACAAGGCGCTCCTCTTCACAGGCAAGGTGATCGGTTTTGTGGCGCAGATGGTGGCCATGGGCTTCTGGCTCGGCGTTGGCTTCACCTTCGCCGCCGTGCTGGTGCTCTCTTGGTTTGGGCGCGCCCACGCCGAATCCATCCCCGCCGCCGCGCTCCGTTACCGCTCCGAGGTCATCCGCGCCGCGCGGGTGGAGGCGGGGCTCGCTGCCCCGGTGGCCGTGTTCGCCGCGCAGGTGGAACAGGAATCCGGGTGGAACCCGCAGGCCATTTCGCCCGTTGGCGCGCGCGGCTTGGGCCAGTTCATGCCGCTGACGGCGCGCGACATGGGCCGCACCAGGCCGGACCTCGGCCCGGCCAGCCCCACCAACCCCGGCTGGGCCATCCGCGCCCTGGTGGCCTACGACCTGACCAACCTGAAGCGCATCCGCGCGGCCACTTCCCCTGCCACTCAATGCGACGCCTGGGCGCTAACGCTCATGGCGTACAACGGCGGGCTGGGCTGGGTCTGGCGCGACCAGGCCAAGGCCAAGGCCCAGGGCCTGGACCCCGGCCTCTGGCAAAGCGTCGCCAGCGTTAATGCCGGGCGTTCCATTGCGGCCAAGCGCGAGAACACGGGCTACCCGCGCGCGATCCTGCTGGGGCGCCAGCCCAAGTACCTGGCCTGGGGGCCGGGCATCCTGTGCGAGGTGCCGCAATGATTTCCTTTGACCCCACTTCCCCCTACCGCAAGGCGGCCATTGTCCTGGCCATCGTGCTGGCCCTGCTGGGCTGCTACGTCTTCGGCCGTCACGACGGCTACACCAAGGCCGAGGCCCTGGGCGATGCCAACTACGCCAAGCTGGAAGCCGCACAGGAGGCCGCCAACCGCCTGGCCAGCGACACCGCCCGGCGCATCGTGGACGCCGAGATCATTCGCCGCGACGAGCTGGCCGGGGAGCTGGCCGCCGCCCGCACGACCATTGCGGAACAAGGCAAGAAAATCACCAACCGGAGGATTCAGGATGCGTCGCGCTCTGTTGCCGCTGTTGCTGGCCGTTGCACTTTCGGCCCTGGCTGGGTGGGGCTGTACAACGAGGCCCTCGGCTTCGGCCACGGTCCTGATGACCAGCCCGCCGCCGCCCCCGGCGCTGTTGGAGAAACCGCAGGAGTTTCGGCCGCTCAGGCCGGGGAATTTCAACAGGGCGGAGTGACGCCCGAGGACGTGCAGATAACGCACCGCGACAACGCCCTGCTCTGCCGCGACATCAAGGCCAGGTACCTGGCGCTCATCAAATGGGCGCAGGGCCTGCCGCAAACCACAAACGCCCCAACCCAAGCAATGGAGGCCCGCTGATGGACTGGTGGGAAATGCTCGTCCGGCTCTCTTCCGCAATCCTGCTCATCATCCAGGGCTTGATCATGTGGGGGCTGTGGAGCCTGCGCAAACAGTTCGTGGCCCGCACCCATTGCGACGCGCAGTGCCAGGCCCAGGCCAAGAAGCAAACGGAACTGGAACAGGCGCAGGCCAAGCTTGAGCAGGCGCAGAAGGCCCTGCCCGATGCCGACGAGGTGCAGGCCATGGCCGTGCAGCTGGCCGAGATCGAGGGCAGCATCAAGGCCGTCATGGCCACGGTGCAGGGCCAGGCCGAGCTGATGCAGCGCATCGAACGCCCCCTCAACTTGCTTTTGGAGCACCATGTGCGGGGGGCCAGATGAACTTCCCCCAGCTGCTTTCCGAGGACCGCCGCCTGGTCATTCTGCGCCTGCTTTCCGCCGCGCCGCAGTACTCGCTGAACGCCTTTGTGCTGCGCCCCGGCCTGGAGGCCGTGGGCCATAGCGTGAGCGCGGACCAGCTGGCCACGGAGCTGGCCTGGCTGGCCGAGCAGGGGCTGCTGGGTTTGAGCGCCGTGGCGGACGTGACCGTGGCGCGCCTGACCCCGCGCGGGGCCGATGTGGCCGCCGGGCGCGTGGTGACGCCGGGTGTGAAGCGCCCGGAGCCGGGCGTGAACGACATGCTGGCCCTGGGCCTGAACCTGATACGCGGGAAAATGGGGGGCGTGTAGCCGTGGCCCACGACAACTCCAAACGCACTGCCCTGCGCGCGGCCTATGTGCATGACCGGCTGCCGCTGGAAATAGCGGCGGACAAAGCGGGCGTGCCGCACAGCACGGCCCAGCGGTGGAAGCGCCAGGCCCGCGCGGCGGGGGAGGATTGGGACAAGCTGCGCGCGGCCACCCTGCTGGCGGGCGAGGGCATGGAGAACGTGGCCCGGCAGATGCTGGCCGACTATGTGGTCCAGCACAAGGCCCTCATGGACGAGATCAACACCAACCCGGACCTGGGCGCGGCGGCCAAGGTGGATATGCTGGCCAGCCTGGCCGACAGCTTCAACAAGACCGTGGCGGCCAGCCGCAAGGTGCTGCCGGAAACGAACAAGCTGGCCACGGCGCTCACCGTGCTGAACCGGCTGTCCGACTTCGTGCGCGAGCGCTTCCCGCAACACGCCGGTGCTTTTGTGGAGATACTGGAGCCGTTCGGCGACGACTTGGCCAAGGAGTAACCCATGGCCAAAATGCAGGCCAAGTTCGGCAAGAAAGACTTCCTCAAGGAGCTGGGCGAGCTGGCCACCTCCCTGCACCAGCAGATCGAGGCCGAGTGCTCCGGCTTCGCGCCAGACCCGGCGGCCTCGCGCCAGCGCCGGGAGCGCGTGCGGGGCGACTTCGCGTTCTTCCGGCGTACCTATTTCCCGCACTACGTCAAGTACGGCGACAGCATCCTGCACACCTGGCTGGACGAAACCCTGCCCGGCCTGGTGGACCTGCCAGGCGGCCAGCGCCTGGCCGTGGCCGCCCCGCGCGGCGAGGCCAAGTCAACCGTGGAGGGCCTGCAGTTCGCCCTCTGGTGCGCCATAACCGGCCGCAAGCGCTACATCCTGGAGATAGCCGACGCCTTTGAGCAGGCGGCCGCCCAGCTGGAGTCGCTGAAGGCGGAGCTTGATTCCAACCCGCGCCTGGCGCTGGACTTCCCGGAGCATACCGGGGCGGGCCGCGTGTGGAACGCGGGCGTTGTCATCACCACCGGCAACGTGAAGCTGCAAGCCTTTGGCGCGGGAAAGCGCATGCGCGGCTTGCGCCACGGCCCGCACCGCCCGGACCTGGTCATTTGCGACGACCTGGAGAACGACGAGAACGTGAAGAGCCCGGAACAGCGCGACAAGCTGGAGGGCTGGCTGCGCCGCACCGTGCTTTCGCTTGGCGAGGCGGGCGACACCATGGACGTGTTCATCATCGGCACCGTGCTGCACTACGATTCCGTGCTGTCCCGGCTGCTGAAAGACCCCCTGTGGCGGCACAAGCGCTTCCGGGCCATCCTCAATTGGCCGGACCGCATGGACCTGTGGGACGCCTGGGAAGAGACTTTGCTGAATGACGGCGAGCAGGCAGCCCTGGCCTATTACCAGGAGCGCGCGGCAAACATGGACGCCGGGGCCGTGGTCTCCTGGCCGTCCGCCCGGCCGCTGTACAAGCTCATGTTCAAGCGCGCCCGCGACGGCCACGACGCCTTTGACTCCGAGCAGCAGAACGACCCGCTCGCAGGCGACAACGCGCCCTTTGCCCAGGTCATCACCTTTTGGGTGGACGTGAGGCGCGACTGGCTGTTCTTCGGCGCGGTGGACCCGTCACTGGGCAGGAAGGGCAAGAGCCGCGACCCCTCGGCCATCCTGGTGGGCGGCTGGTGCCGCGACACAAGCACCCTGGACGTCGTGGAGGCCAGCATCAAGAAGCGCCTGCCCGACCGCATCATCGAGGACGTGCTGGCCATGCACGCGCAGTACCGCTGCCTCTTGTGGGCGGTGGAGGCCGTGCAGTTCCAGGAGTTTCTCCGTACCGAATTGATCCGCCGCGCAGCCGAGCGGCGCATGGTCATTCCGGCCAGGGGCGTGGTGCCCCATGCGGACAAGGCCCTGCGCATCGAGAGCCTGCACCCGTACTTCGCGCAAAAGCGCATCCGCCTGCACCCCTCACAGCGCACGCTCATTGACCAGTTCCGCCACTTTCCCCTGGCCGACCACGACGACGGCCCGGACGCCACGCACATGCTGTGGGAAATCGCCGTGGGCGGCTTCGTGACCATGGCCTTTGACCCGGTGCCCAAGGATTCCGGCCCCCACTCGCGCAACCTCTGGAGCGGATACAATGAAGATGACGACGATTATTGACCGGTTCAAGGCCGCAGTAAGCACCTTTCGCAAGGGCGTGGCCTCCAATATGGGGGGCGGCATGCAGACCGAGGCCCTGGCCCTGCTGCGCAGCGAGTACCTGGCCAGCCTGACAAACGGGCTGACCCCGCGCAGGCTGAACCAGATTCTGGCCGACGCCGACGCCGGGAACATCCTGGACCAGCACCAGCTGTTCGCGGACATTGAAGACCGCGACGAGCACGTGCATGCGGAGCTGTCCAAGCGCCGCCGGGCGCTGCTGGGCCTGCAATGGACCATCCACCCTGGCAAAGGCGCTGGCACGGCCAAGAACCCGGACAAGCGCGCCGAGGCCGTGGCCGAAGCCGTGCGCGAGCAGTTCGACAGCATGCCGGACTTTGAGGACATGGTGCTGGACATGGCCGACGCCATCGGCCACGGCTTCGCGGCCCTGGAGATCGAATGGGGTTTTGACGGCCGCGTGCATGTGCCTGTGTGCCTGCACCACCGGCCACAGACCTGGTTTCAGCTTTTGCCTGCGCAGTTCGGCGGCGACGGCCAGGAGCTGCGCCTGCGCGACGGCGGCATGGAGGGCTTGCCGCTCCAGCCCTTCGGCTGGGTGCTGCACCGCCACCGCAGCAAGTCCGGCTGGCTGGCCAGAAGCGGCCTGTTCCGCGTGCTGGTCTGGACGTTCCTGCTCAAGGGCTACGCGCGCGGCGACTTCGCCGAGTTCCTGGAGATCCACGGCCTGCCCCTGCGCGTGGGCACCTATCCGGCCACGGCCACCAAGGAGGACAAGGCCGCCCTGAAGCGTGCAATCCAGGCCATCGGCCACGACGCGGCGGGCATCATCCCCGAGGGCATGCTCATTGAGTTCAAGGAGGCGGCCAGGGGCAGCGAGGCCCCGTTCATGGCCATGCTTGAGCACTGCGAGCGCGGCCAGAGCAAGGCCATCCTGGGCGGCACCCTCACCAGCCAGGCCGACGGCAAAACGAGCACCAACGCCCTGGGCAAGGTGCATGACGAGGTGCGCCGCGACATCATGGCCAGCGACGCCCGGCAGATCGCCTCCAGCATCACGCAGCAGCTGCTGCTGCCCCTGGCCGTGCTGAACCAGGGCGTGGCCGACCCGGCGCTGCTGCCGTACTTCCAGTTCGACACCTCAGACCCGGCGGACCTGACCGAGCTGGCCGAGGCTCTGCCCAAGCTGGTGCAGGTGATGCGCATCCCCGAGGCCTGGGCGCACGAGAAGGCGGGCATCCCCCTGCCTGAGGGCGACGAACCCGTGCTGCGGCTCGCCACCGGGCAAAGCGCCCCCCCGTCAGAGAAGACCACGGCCACCGCCGCGCTTACGGCTGGCGAAGGCGATGCGCGCTTCCCGGACCAGGACGCCCTGGACGCGGCAGCGGTTCCGGTCGCCACCTGGCAGCAGGCGGCAGAGGCGCTGACCACTAGCCTGGTGGCGGAGCTGAAGGATGGCAAGACACCGGACGAGCTGCTGGCCGTGTTGGCCGACCACTACCCGCGCCTGGACACCCGCGACATGGAGGAGCTGCTGGCCCGCACCATGTTCCTGGCCGAGGTGTGGGGCCGCGTGTCGGCGCAGACTGAAATGCAGGCGGGGTAGCCCGTGGCCCTGCCCGAAGGCGTCTCGCTCTCCTATGCCCTGGGCCTGCCGCCCAAGGACGCCATAAGCTACCTGGAATCCAAGGGCGCGCAGCTCACCTTTGACTGGAAGGAGGTATGGCAGGGCGCCCAGGCCAAGGCGTTCACCGTCACCAGCGTGGCCCGGCTGGACGTGCTGGAGGACATCCGGGGCGCGCTCAAAACAGCCCTGGCCGAGGGCAAGACGGACAAGTGGTTCCGGCAGGAGCTGGAGGGCACGCTGCGCGCCAAGGGCTGGTGGGGCAAGCGATTGGAGACAGGCGCGGACGGCAAGCAAAAAGTCGTCAACATGGGCAGCCCGGCCCGGCTGAATCTCATCTACCGCCAGAACATGCAGACCGCATACATGGCCGGGCGCTACAAGCAGATGCTGGAGAACGCCGACAACCGCCCCTACTGGCGCTACGTGGCCGTGCTGGACCAGCGCACCCGCCCGGCGCACCGGCTGCTCAGTGGCCGCACCTTCCGCTTCGACGATGCCTTCTGGTCCAGCCACTACCCGCCCAACGGCTGGGGCTGCCGCTGCCGCGTGCAGGCGCTTTCGGACGTTGGCCTGGAGCGGGAAGGCCTGACCGTGGAGAGCGGCGAGGGCCGCATGGCCACGCGGGGCGTGGAGCTGGTGGACCGGCGCACGGGCGAGGCCACCATGCGCCAAGTGACGGGCTACAAGACCGGCCCGGCCCCGGACGCCCCCACGGTCTGGACCGACCCCGGCTTTTCGTACAACCCCGGCCAGGCGGCCTATGGCCTGGACATGGAGGCCGCCCGGCGGCTGTCCCTGGTGCAGGACACCAGCCTGCGCGCCCAGGCCGTGCAGGCGCTGAACGGCAACCCGGCCAGGCTAGCGGCGTGGGAGAACTTTGCGCGCGGCGTGCTGGACACCCGGCGTGGCGGCGTTGGCCAGGCCCAGGTGGTGCACTTCATGCGCGGCCAGGTGGCCCAGGCAGTAGCCGAGCTGGGCGGGGAGCCGGTGCAGGTGGTCACGGCCAGCGCGCGGCATGTGGCGGCGGGCAGCGCCCCGGCGCGGGAGGAGCTACTGCGCCTGCCCCAGCTGCTGGACGAGGCCAGCGCCGTGCTGTGGGATACGGACCAGGCCAACCTGGTCTACCTGTGCCCAAGCAACACGCCGGGCAAGGTGTTCAAGATCACAGTGGACACGCCCATGCGGCCCAAGGACGCGCGGGGCTTACAGGGGCTGGTGCGCTTCGACGCGGAGGTTCGCGCCATGGAAGTGGTGGAAACGGACATGCAACCTTTGGGCAAGCTGCTCTGGATCAAGGAATAGCCTCGCATGATCGAAATTGAAGTCAACATTTCCAGCCTGGCAACGGGCCTCACGCGCCTGGCGCAGCTGGGGCAAAACATGACGCCGCTCACGCGCGACCTGGCCGAGGTGCTCAAGGGCGCGAGCGACCGCGCCTTCAAGGACGAGGTGGACCCGGCCACGGGGGAGAAGTGGCACCCGCTTTCCCCGGCCACCCTGGCCCGGCGGGCTAAGTCCGGGCACACGGGCTCCATCCTCCAGGTCTCCGGCCAGCTGGCCGCCAGCATCCAAACCGAGCACGGCCCGCACCATGCCTCCGTGGGCACGGCCAAGGTGTACGGCCCCACACATCAGTTCGGCGCGAAGAAGGGCAGCTTCGGCACGGCCAAGCGCGGAGCCCGCACCGACAGCCGCAGCTCCCGCAACTACACCGCGCGCGGCGGGGCCACGGTGGGCGGCTGGCTCTCTGGCCGCGCCCAGGGCGGCAGCATGGTCATCCCCTGGGGCGACATCCCGGCCCGGCCCTTCCTGGGCATCGGCAGGGAGGAAGATACCGAAATCGAGGCCAGCGTGCGCAGGGCCGTGGGGCGGGCGCTAACGGGGGGGTAGGTGCGCGGGGTAGGCGCATGTATGCGCTGGGCTATTGCGGAAGTTCTAACGGGGTGCTAACGCTCGAATATTCGTTCCCATCATGCGATTGGAAGACCTTTTGTTAAGCTCCATTTAGCACCCAAAGCCTGGACAGGTGAATAAATGACTTTATTGCCGGAAACACCAAAACTATCTTCTTGGGTTGTGAAGGCGCTTGTTGGTGCCATTCTCGGCGTGGTCATTCCGTTTTTTTTCGCTCCTGGGCCATACAAAGCTGCATGGATTTGGGTTCAGGCGGCAGTCCGTCCAGCCCCTGCACATGACAAGTTCATTGTGCTGTTAGCCGACCTCTCCGGCGATGACTCAGATGCTACACACAGAAAATACTTGGCAAATGTTTTGACGGATATGGGGGGAGTCCGAGTCATTTCTATTGGCAAGACGCTGGGGAATGATCCGGATGTAGGTGATCAAACGGAATCTCGAACAAAGACGATCAGGGAAGCCCAGGCGCTGTTGGAAAACGATGATGCGGACATCTTGGTCTGGGGCAGATATTACAAGAACTCGTTTCAGCTGGGATTTGTCCCCAGAACGCCAGCAGACAGGACGCATGGCGCGACTGCGCTTACGGATTATGGGAGCGACACGCTAAAGCTCCCGGCCTCTTTGTCCGGTCGAGTTCGCGATTTTCTTGAAGCTGTGATTATTGCGAGCATTCAGCCAACAACGGAGGAGGCGGGCAAGTACCTTGCGACAAGACTGCGCCCACTCGTGTCCAAGCTTGACGCCTATGCCATAGATTCCCACGAGGGAGCAGAAGGACAGCGTTGCGTTGCCTGGATAGCTCTTGGTCAAGTCAAATACGTCCTTGGTGACCAAGACGGAAACACAGACGACCTGAAAATCGCCGTATCCTCATTCAATAAAGCTTTGGCATGCTCCCCCCGTGGTCGAGTGCCATTGGATTGGGCCTTGCTCCAAAACAACCTGGGCATCGCACTACAAACACTTGGCGAACGCGAGAGCGACGCTAAACATCTGACAGAAGCGATTAAGGCCTACCGGGCGGCGCTGGAGGAGTTTACCCGTGTACGCGAGCCCTTGCAATGGGCCATGACAGTTTCTAATCTAGGTAGCGCGCTGCTAACACTTGGCGAACGCGAGAGCGACTCTAAACATCTGACAGAAGCGATTAAGGCCTACCGGGCGGCGCTGGAAGAACGGACCCGTGCGCGTGTCCCCCTGGATTGGGCTATGACTCAGACAAATCTGGGCACCGCGTTGTTAAGACGTGGCGAGCGCGAGGGCGACTCTAGGCAGCTAGAAGAGGCGGTTATGGCCTACCGGGCGGCGCTGGAGGTGTTCACGCGCGCGCGCGAGCCACTGCAATGGGCCGTGACCATGAGCAACCTGGGCAATGCGTTGGAGGCTCTTGGTGAGAACGAGAGCGACACAAAGCGCATGGAAGAGGCGGTTACGGCCTACCGATTAGCCTTAGAAGAGCAACCCCGTGCGCGCGTACCCCTGGCTTGGGCCACGACCCAGAACAACCTGGGCATCGTGCTGCATCAACTTGGCGAACGCGAGAGTGGCACAAAGCGCTTGGAAGAGGCGGTTACGGTCTATCGCGCGGCGCTGGAAGAACGAACCCGTGCGCGCGTACCCCTGGCTTGGGCCACAACCCTGAGCAACTTGGGCAACGTGCTGCAAACACTTGACGAGCGCGAGAGCGGCACAAAACGCCTGAAAGAGGCGGTTACGATCCATCGCGCGGCGCTGGAAGAACGACCCCGTGCTCAAATGCCTCTGGAATGGGCCATGACCCAGAACAACCTGGGCAACGCGCTGCAAGTCCTTGGCGAACGCGAGAGTGACACAAAGCGCATGGAGGAGGCGGTTACGGCCTACCGGGCGGCGCTGGAGATACTCCCCCGCGCTCAAATGCCTCTGCAATGGGCCACGACCCAGAACAACCTGGGCAGCGCGCTGGAAACACTTGGCAAGCGTGAGAGCGACACAAAGCGCCTAGTAGAGGCGGTTTCGGCCTACCGGGCGGCGCTGGAAGAACGGACTCGTGCGCGCGTTCCCCTGGATTGGGCCATGACCCAGTATAATTTAGGTAACGCGCTATACCAAATTGGACGCAAAATCAAAGATGTCCCTAAGCTTCGGGAGGCCTGCCAATGTTACACCTCGGCGCTGAAAATACTATTGCTGGCCGAACATGTCTACGCAGAATGGGTCGCTGATAATTTGCGCCTTGCGGAGGCACACATCAAGAAGCTCGAGGAAAATAAGTAGATCCCCTCCCCTCCCGTCTTCTGATCGCTGCGGCACCCTCCTGGGCTGACCGAGTTCGGCAATTCCTACTGAACCCCTTCCTCCTGTCTCACGCCTCTGTGCCACCGTAAAACCGGTGGCATGAAGCGCAAGCCCACCGCCCAACAAAACAACGTCGCAGCCCTGGCCATGCCCCTCTCGGGGGGCGTGGCTTTGGGCGTTGGCGCGTCCGCCCTTGAAAGCCCCGAAGGGGCCATGAACGCCCAGCTCTTCCCGGACGGCTTCTTTGCCGCGCGCGATGGCCGCCCGGCCACCCTCACCGACGGCGCACTCACCGCCTGGCGCATGGACGAAGGAATCGCCGCGCCCCTGGCCGCGCTGGTGGCGGCGCGCGAGACCCCGCTCGCCGTGGACTACGAGCACCAGCTGCTGCTGGCCAAGCAGAACGGCAAGCCCGCCCCGGCCTCCGGCTGGATTGAGCGCGTCGGCTACGTGCCAGGCCGGGGCCTCTTCGCCGCCGTGAGCTGGACCGCCAAGGCGCGCGAGCACATCTCGGCGGACGAATACCGCTACATCTCCCCCGTCTTCCGCTTCGACAAAGCCACCGGCGCGGTGCTGGAAATCTTAAGCGTCGCGCTCACCAACAACCCGGCCCTGGACGGCATGGACGCCGTGGCCCTGGCCGCGCTGTTTCCTTCCGCCCTTGCCGCAACCGCAACGCCCATCATCAACGAGGAGGATTCCATGGACGAATTGTTGGAGCGCCTGCGCTGGATGCTCAACCTGCCCATTACCGCCGGGCCGGATGAGATCAAGGCAGAGCTGGACAAGCTGAAGGCCATGCTTTCGGGCGGCGACGCAGCCGCCGCGAGCGTGGACCTGCTGGCGCTGTTTACGGGCCAGAAGGAGAAGGACGAGCAGCTGGCGGCCCTGACCGCACAGGTGGCCGGGCTCTCGGAGAACCCGGACCCGGCCAAGTTCGCGCCCGTGGCCGCGCTCACCGCCTTGCAGCAGGCCAACGCCGAGCTGAAGGCCCAGGTGGCCGAGCTGGCATGCGCCGGAAAGCAGGGCCAGGTGGACGCGCTTGTGCAGGCCGCCCTGGCTGACGGACGCCTGACCCCGGCCCTGGAGGGCTGGGCGCGTGAGCTGGGCGCCAAGGACGAGGCCGCGCTTTCGGCCTTCCTCACCGCCGCCGCGCCCGTGGCGGCCCTGGCCAGCATGCAGACGAGCAGCCTGCCCGGCGGTGCGCCCCCGGCCAGCGGCACTGTCGCGCTGACCACCGAGGAAGCCTACGCCGCCGAGCAGCTGGGCATGTCCCATGACGAGTTCAAGAAAGCCAAGGAGGACAAGTAATGGCCATCATCACCCCCGCCCTCATCGCCGCGCTCATGACCGGCTTCCGGGCCGAGTACCAGCGCGTGTTCGGGGAAACCCCTTCCGACTGCGCCGCCGTGGCCACCACGGTGCCGTCCAGCTCCAAGTCCAACACCTACGGTTGGCTGGGCCAGTTCCCCCAGCTCATCGAGTGGGTGGGCTCCCGCGTGGTGAAGGACATGGCCGCCCACGGCTACTCCATCACCAACAAGCTCTACGAGGGCACCGTGGGCGTGCCGCGCACGGACATCGAGGACGACGATGTGGGCGTGTACAAGCCCCTGTTCGGCGAGATGGGCCGCGCGGCCAAGGTCCACCCGGACGTGCTGATCTTCGCCCTGCTCAAGGCCGGGCTGTCCACGCTCTGCTACGATGGGCAGAACTTCTTCGACACCGACCACCCCGTGTACCCCAACGTGGACGGCACCGGCGTGCCCGAAACCGTGTCCAACTATCAGGCGGGCACCGGCGAGCCCTGGTTCCTGCTGGACTGCTCGCGCGTTTTGAAGCCGTTCATCTTCCAGGAGCGCACCAAGCCGGAAATGACCGCGCTCACCGACACCAAGGACGAGAAGGTGTTCGACACCGACACCTACCGCTTCGGCACGCGCTACCGCTGCAACGTGGGCTTCGGCTTCTGGCAGCTGGCGTTCATGAGCAAGGCCGAGCTGACCCCGGACAACTTCAACGCGGCCTATGCGGCCATGAGCAGCCTCACCGCCGACGGCGGCCGTCCCCTGGGCATCCGGCCCACGCTGCTGGCAGGCGGCCCCACCCAGCGCACCAAGATTCTGGAGATCGTCAAGTCCACCCGCCTGGCCAACGGCCAGGACAACATCAACCAGGGCGTGGTTGATGCCCTGGTGACGCCCTGGCTGGCGTAAGGAGGCGCGCTCACCATGTCCGCAGTCACCAGGCTCATTCGCATCAAGGCCCAGCCCCATGTTCCGGGCGGGCGCTTCTGCCGCGCTGGCCGGTGCTTCGGCACCGTGCCCACGGAGCTGGCCGAGGGCGACCTCACCCCCGAGCAGCTGGCCGCGCTCCAGGCCGAGCCCATGCTCGTGGTGGAGATCGCGGAAGTCCTGGAGCCCACTGGCCCCCAGGCCAAGGCCGAAGCCAAGGCCAAGGCTGATGCTGACGCCCAGGCCCAGGCTCCCGCCACCCCGGCGGCCGACGCTTCGGCCAAGCCTGCGGCCCCCGTCTCCGCGCCCAAGGCCGCGCCCAAGGCTGACGCCAAGCCCGGCAAGCCCGCCGCCAAGCCCGGCAATGCGGAAGGCGGCAAGTAATGGCCTACGCCACCGTTGCTGATCTTATCGCGGCCTTTGGCGAGCAGGAGGTGACAGCCCTGGCCGACCGCGAAGACACCGGAACGGTGGACGACACCGTCGCGCTGGAGGCCCTGGAACGGGCCTCCAGCGAGGCGGACACGTACCTTGCTGCGCGCTATCAGCTGCCGCTGTCCAGCACGCCCAAGGCGCTGGTGGCCGTGGTTTGCGACATGGCGCGCTACCGGCTCACCGGCGGGGAAACCACGGAGACCACGCCCATTGCCACCCGCTACCGGGCGGCCGTGGCCTGGCTGAAGGACGTGGCCGCTGGCCGGGCCGTGCTGCCCGGCGTGGCGGCCGGAGGTTCGCCTGGCGAGGGGGGCGGAGTGGAGTTCAACGCGGGCCGCCGCGACTTCGCCCGCACCCTGGCTGCCGAGGAGGAGGCCTGATGCTGTCCGTCATCGAGGACGCCATCATGCGCCGCATTGCCGAGGCCGGGCTGCCATACCTGCGCACCGTGGCCACCTACGGCGGCGAGCTGGACGACGCCCTGGACCAGGCCGTGCGGAAGTTCCCCGCCGTGTGGGTGGCCTTCCAGGCCGAGGGCGAGGGCCAGCCGCTGAACACCGCCAAGAGCGTGTACCGCATCCCGGCCACGTGGGTGGTGCTGGTGGCCGCGCGCAACCTGCGCAGCGAAGCCGCCACCCGCAAGGGCGACAAGGTGCATGTGGGCACCTACCAGATGCTGAAGGACGTGCGGGCGCTCTTGGCCGGGCAGGACTTCGGCCTGGCCATCGACAACCTGCGGCCTGGCCGCGTGCGCAGCATGGTCAACGCCCGGTTCCAGGCCCAGGGCGTGAGCGTCTACGCCATGGAGTGGCACACCAAATACGACTACCGCGTGACCGCGCCCGGCACGGACGTGAGCCCGGCCCAGGCCGCCAGCCTGCCGGAGCTTTCCGCCCTTGGCATCACCTACCATCTTTTGCCCGATGACGGCGCACCCGACGCCGTGGACCTCATCACCCTGCAACAGGGCCGCCCGTAGCCCATACGTCGAAGGAGGAACCCATGCTTGTGAAAGCCGCACCGGGCCTGAAGGTGCCCAGGGAAGACAAACCCCGCGAGTACATCACCGAGGCCAAGGCCGTGGAGGTGCCGGAGAGCGCATACTACGTGCGCGCCGTGGCCTGCGGCGACCTGCTGCCCGCAGGGGCGGCCACGGCCAAGTCCGCCAAAACCCCGGCCACCCCCACGGCCAAGGAATAAGGAGTAGCCCATGGCCAGCCCCAACATCAGCTTCGACAAGATTCCGGCCAGCATCCGCAAGCCGGGCAAGTACCTGGAGTTCAACACGCGCCTGGCGGTGCGCACCCTGCCCGCCAACGCGCAGCGCGTGCTCATTCTGGGCCAGCGCCTGGCTTCCGGCACCGTGGCCGCCTTAACGCCCACCCAGGTGTTCAGCGACGTGGAGGCCGCCGACTGTTTCGGCCAGGGTTCCATGTTGCACCGCATGACGCGCGCGGCCATCCGGGCCTTCCCGTACATCGACCTCACCTGCCTGGCCCTGGACGACGCGGGCGCGGGCGTGGCCGCCTCGGCAACCGTCACCCTCACCGGAACCGCCACCGGCTCCGGCGTGGCCTCAGTGCAGATCGGCAATGACCAGGTGATGGTGGCTGTGGCAAGCTCCGACACCGCCGCCGAGGTGGCCGCCGCGCTCAAGGCGCAGGCTGACCAGCTGACGGACCTGCCCGTGCTGGCCACGGTCAACGCCGGGGTGCTCACCCTCACCGCCAGGCACAAGGGCGCGCTGGGGAACCACATCAAGGTGGCCGCCAGCTGCACCACCTCCGGCCTCACCGCCACGGCCACGGCCATGACCGGCGGCGCTACGGACCCCACGTTGACCGAGGCCCTGGCCGCCGTGGCCAGCGCCGGGCACCATGTCATCATCACGCCCTATGCGGACCAGGCCGGGCTGACCGCCCTGCGCGAGCACCTGGACTTCACCGGCGGCCCGCTGGAGCAGCGCGGGGCCTTCGGCGCGTATGCCTCCTCCGGCACCCTGGCAGAATCCACCACCCTGGCCGGAGTCATCGACCATGGCCGCATCACCGGCGCGCTCTTGCGCGGCAGCGCCAGCCTGCCCTGGGAGATCGCCGCCGCCTACGGCGCGGTGGCCGCCAGCGAGGAGGACCCGGCCCGGCCGCTGAACACCCTGGAGCTGGTGGGCATCGCGCCCCCGGCCATGGACCAGCGCCTGACGCGCACCGAGCAGGAGGTGCTGCTGAAGAACGGCGTCACCCCGCTGGAGGTGGGGCCGGGCGAGCGCGTGCAGATCGTGCGGGCCATCACCACCTACACCAAGGACCCGCAGGGCATTGACGACATCAGCCTGCTGGACCTGACCACCATCCGCACCCTGGACTACGTGCGCCGGGCCGTGCGCGAGCGCATCTCCTTACGCTTCCCGCGCGAGAAGCTCAGCGAGCGCACCCCGCCCGCCGTGCGCGGCGAGATTCTGGACGTGCTCTTCAAGCTCCAGGACCTGGAGATCGTGGAGGCCGTGGCGGAGAACAAGGACGGGGTCATCTGCGAACGCGACAGCCAGGACCCCAACCGGCTGAACGCCAAGATTCCCGTGGACGTGGTCAACGGCCTGCACGTGTTCGCGGGCCGCATTGACCTCTTGCTCTAACGCAGAACTCTAACGCTGACGGAGGCCAGACATGGCGCTGAAGGAATATCTGGGAGCCATCATCCTTGAGGTGGATGGCAAGGAAATCGAGGTGGAGGCCGTGGACGTGGACCACAAGAGCGGCCGCAGCCTGGTCAAGACCATGAACCGCAAGGGCAGGCCCGGCGGCTATTCGGAGGGCGTGCATGAGTGGTCGCTGAAGATCACCGCGCCCATTCCCAAAACCGGTGCGCCGGACTGGGACAAGATCACCGGGGCCAAGCTGACCATCTTCCCCGTGAGCGAGGGTGGCCAGCGTGAAACCTACGTGGACTGCGTGTCCCTGGGCGATTCGTACAAGTATTCGGTCCAGGGCGAGGCCAAGGTCGACGTGACCCTGGCCGCCATGGACCACATCAAGGAGTAGGCGCATGGGCAGCACCGAGAAAGGAGAACTGCGCTTTGGCGTGGAAGTGGACGGCGCGCGGCACAAGGACTTCGAGCTGCGCCTGCCCACCATGGCGGACGTGGAGGAGGCCCTGGAGGCAGCGGGCGAGGGCGCGTGCCAGGCCCGCGTGAACCGCCACGTCTGGGCGCGCACCATCACCCGGCTGGGCACGTTGCCGCCGGAGATGATCACCCCCGAGCTGCTGGGCACCCTGGCGGACACCGAATACGGCCTGCTGGCCGCCGCCGAGGAATCCCTGCGGGGAAAGCTCGCGGCCGCGAGCGCCAGCTCCGCGAGCTGAGGCTCGTCCAGCTGGCGTTGACGCGGCACGGCTTCAGCCTGGCCGACATCCGGGGCCTCACCGCCCCGGAGGCCAGGGCCTACATTGAACTGCTCGCCGAGGCGGCCACCGGGAAGACCGGGGCCGGTCGGCGGGTGGTGAACCAACGGATGAAAAGGCGCAGGTAGCCCATGCCGGACATGGACATGCAGGTCACGCTCAGGCTGCGCGACCAGGTGAGCGCGGAGAGCGCCAAGGCCCTGGAGGCCGTGCGCACGGGCGTGCAGGCCACGGGCGCAGCCGCCACAGATTCCGGCAAGGCGGCGGTGGAGGCAGGCCGGGCTTCACAGCAGGCATCGCGTCAATCCGCCAAGGCCATCGGCGAAGTCACCCGCGCGACGCGCGAGAACACAGCCGAAGCCCGCAAGCTGGGCGATACCTGGCGCGGGGTGTGGAAGCCGGGCAACGCCCGCGCCATGCTGGACACCCTGCGCCAGGTGGACCGGCTCTCGCGCCGGGCCGCCCAGGGCATCGCCGCCGTCACCTCCGCAGCCACGCGCATGGGCCAGACCGTGGCCCAGGGCGGCGCGGCCCTGGCCGCCGGGGGCTATGTGGCGGGCCGGGCCTTGGCCAAGCCCGTGGACTTCGAGCACCGCCTGGCGCAGATGGCCAACACCGCCTTTGCAGAGGAGGGCGTGGCGGGCCGCCGCGCGGGCATGGGCAAGCTTCGCGGGGCCGTGGACCTGGCCGCGCGCCAGGGCGGCGGCACGCGCGACGAGGCGGCCGAGGCCCTGGACAAGACGCTGGCCAGCGGCGCCATCAAGGCGGGCGACGCCATGCGCCTGCTGCCCACGCTGCAACGCTTCGCCACGGCCAGCGGCGCGGGTTCCGGCGAGCTGGCGGACATCGCCATCCGCGGCATCCAGCAGGGCTTCTTCAAGCCCGAGCAGATCGAACAGGCCCTGGACAAGGCCCTGGTGGCCGGGCAGATGGGCGGCTTTGAGCTGAAGGACATGGCCCGCTGGCTGCCGCAAATGATGGCCAGCGCCTCGGGCATGAAGAGCATGGCCGGGTACGAGCGCATCCTGGCCAGCGCCCAGGCCAGCGCCGTCACGGCGGGCAACAAGGACCAGGCGGGCAACAACCTGGTCAACCTGCTGGCCAAGCTGAACAGCCAGGACACGGCCCAGGACTTCAAGAAGCAGGGCATCGACCTTTCCGGCACATTGGCCAGCGCACGGGAAAAGGGCCAGCTGCCGCTCGACGCCTTCGTGGAGCTCATCGAAAGGCAGGTCGTCGGCAAGGACAAGAAGTTCCAGGCCCTGCGCGCCAGGGCCGCCACGGCCCAGGGCGGCGAGAAGGCCGAGAGCCTGGACGCCATGGCCGACATCCTCCAGGCCAGCGCCATCGGCAAGGTGGTGCAGGACCGCCAGGCCATGCTGGCCCTGGTGGCCGTGATGACCCAGCGCGGCTACATCCAGAATGTGCTGGGCGGCATGGGCAAGGCCGGGGGCGCGGGCCAGACCAGCTTCGCCACCGTGGCGGGCACCAGCGCCTACAAGCTCCAGCAGGCCATGAACGAGAAGGACATGGCCGCCTCCGGCGTGCTGGACCACGTGTCCGGTCCCCTGGGCCGCGTGGCCGAGAAGGCCGCCGACCTGGCGCGCGAATTTCCCGGCCTGACAACCGCCGCCGTGGGTGCCACCATGGCCCTTTCCGCCCTGGGCGCAGCAGCCGGGGCCTGGGCTGGCGGGCGCATGCTTTTTGGCGGCGGGGCAGCGGCAACCGGTGCCGGTGCCGCAGGCGCTGCCAGCGGCGCGCTGGGCCGGGGCAAGGTGCTGGGCCGGGCGGCATCACGGTTTAGTCGCGTCGGCGGCGGCCTGCTCGCCCTGGGCTTCAGCGCCGTGGATGTCATTGGCACCGAGCTGGACGGCAGCCTCTCGCGCAACGAGAAGAACGCCGCCCACGCGGGCACCGCCGGGGGCGCTGCGGGCGCTTGGGGCGGGGCCGTGCTGGGGGCCAAGGGGGGCGCGGCCATCGGCACCGCGTTCATGCCGGGCCTGGGCACGGCCATAGGCGGCATCGGCGGTGGCCTCATCGGCGGCATGGCTGGCTGGTGGGGCGGCCACAGCCTGGGCAAGAAAGCGGGCGAGGTGCTGTTCGGAGAGGGGCAGACGGTGGTGCGCAACGAGATCAAACTCGTGGCCGATGGCCGCGAGCTGGCGGCCGTGGTGAACGAGGTCAACAGCCGCCAGGCGCAGCGGCATTAGGAGGCGGTTATGGCCTGGAAAGATACCCTGCTGCCCGCCAGCTTCCGGGGCGTGGGCTTTGAGGTGCTGCGCACCCGCGACCACGGCGAACGCGCCGTGGTGGAGCACGAGTACCCCTACCGCGACGGCTCCGAGGTGGAGGACATGGGCCGCAAGGCCCGGCGCATCAGCATCACCGCCGTTGTGTGGGGGCCTGCGTATGAGGCCGCGCTGGAGAAGCTGGGCAAGGCTCTGGACGAGCGCGGCCCCGGTGAGCTGGTGCATCCGGTGTTCGGCCCGGTGCGCGCCCAGGTCATCAGCTGGGACATCCCGCACGAGGCCGAGCGCCCGAACTACGCCGAACTGGCCCTGGAGTTCGTGGTGGCCGGGGCGGACAACCCGTTCTTTTCCCGCGCCTGGCCGCTCCCAGGCGGGGTGGACGCCAAGGCCGACACCGCCCGCGCCGGGGCAACCGGCGTGCTGGAGCGGGCCGTGGCCAACTGCAAGGACGCGGGGGCCATGGGCCGCGCCGGGCTGCGCGCCCTGGCGGACCTGAAGAGCCAGAGCAGCGGCGTGCTCACCAGCGGGGCGGACATCCTTTCGGCTCCGGCTGCCTGGGCCGCCGACGCGGCCAGCCTGGTGCGCGGGATTGTGGACCTGCGGTCCTTTGGCGTGTCCTCGCTGCTGCCGGACTTCAACGGCGTGCTGGCCGCGCTGACTTCAGGCATCCTGCTGCCGTCGTTTTCCTCCTCCAGCGGGTCCGGCTCATCGGGCTCCTTTCTTTCCGGCACCGGCCTCACAAGCACCGGCCCCGCCGTCACCCCCGGCCCGGAGCTGGCCGTGGTGCAGGCCCATGTGCAGGCCGAACGCGCTCTGGCCGTGGCCGAGGCCGCGCAGATGGTGCTGGAGTCCGAGGCCGTGGCCCCCACCCTCACGCCTGCGGAAGTTGAGGGCGTGGCGGCCAGCTCGCGCGGGCTGCTGCAACAGAGCCTCGACACCTACCGCCAGCTGTACCCGGTGGAACAGGCCCGGCCCGTCACCGAGCCCCTGAAGGACGTTGCCCTGGCCGTGCAGCAGTCCGCCGCCGCCGTCATCGCCGCCCGGCCGCCCGTGGTCACGCACACCGTGGCCGCGCCCAGTTGCCTGCGCCTCACCGCGCACCAGCTGTATGGCGACCACACCCGCGCCCCGGAGCTGTACCGGTTAAACTCCCCGCGCGAGCCGAACTTTCTGACGCCCGGCCAGGAGCTGAAGGTCTATGCCAAGTGACGACCACAAGATCGGCCTTGTGATTGACGGGCACGAGCACAGGGATTGGGAGCGCTATGAGGTGGACTCGGACCTGCTCACCCCGGCCGACGGCTGGCGTTTGAGTCTGGGCCTGCCTGAAAACCAGGGCCGCGCGGGCGTACCCGCCTACGTGCGCCGCTGGGCTCCGGCGGCACTGACCTTTGGCGGCCAGGTTGTTCTGCGCGGGCGAATCGACAGCGTGGAATCGGACGTGGGCAAGGGGGAGCACACCCTGGCCATTACCGGGCGCGACCTGGCCGCCGTGCTGGTGGACTGCTCGGCCCCGGTGTTCACCGCACGCCAGTGCAGCCTGGACGAGATCGTGGCCAAGATGGTGCGACCGCTCTTTGCGCCGGGCATCGTCAACATTCGGGTGGACGCCGGGACCACCTTGCACGACAAAATTTCCGTGGACCCCGGCATGACCGCCTGGGACGCGCTCCAGCGCGTGTGCGAGCAGAACGGCTGCTGGCCGTACTTCGCGCCGGACGGCACGCTGGTCATCGGCGGGCCGGACTATTCCGACGCCACCAACCCGCCCGTGGGCCAGCTCACCCTGCGCTGGGACGGCAAGGGCAACAACGTGCTGCGCCTGTCCGAGAAGAAGGGCGTTCAGGAATACTACAGCCAGGTCACGGTGCTGGGCCAGGCCCACGGCTCGGAGCACACAGCCGGGGAACACAACATCCGCGCCACGGCCAAGGACAGCGCGGCGGATGCGACGGGCTGGCACCGGCCCAAGATCGTGGTGGAGGCGGACTGCGACAACGTGGGCCATGCCCAGCGCCGGGCGCGCAAGATTCTGGCGGACGGCAAGCTTGCCGCCTACGAGATCCACGCCAGCGTGCGCGGGCACCGCGTGCTGGGGGCCCTGGGCGTGAACGGCCTTGCCCCCCTGTGGACGCCTGGCCAGCGGGTGCGCGTGCTCTCCGAGCCCCACGGCATCGACGGCGTGTTCTACCTCATGCGCCGCACCTTCCTGGGCGGGCGTGGCAACGGCCAGGTCACGGAGCTGACGCTGAAGCCGGACGGCCTGTGGCAGCCGGACGTGGGCCACCACAAGCGGCACAAGCACAAGGCCAAGGCCGGTGCCGGACAGGAATCAGGGGGGATCATCAACCTATGATACGCGACGTGATGCGCTACGTGGACCGCAGGCTGGCGGGCATTCGCCATGCCTTCCGCGCCAGGCTTTTCACCTTGGGCAAGGGCGCGGCCATGCAGCTGGTCCAGGCCGAGGGTTTGTCCGGCGAGGCGTTGCAGACGGCGGAGCTGGCCCAGCACTTCGGCTTCACCAGCGGCCCCCCGGCGGGAACCCAGCTCATCGTGCTGCCCCTGGGCGGCAGTACCGCGCACAGCGTCATCATCGCCACGGAGAACGGCGCGTACCGGGTGGATGTGCAGAGCGGCGAGGCCTGCATCTATAGCCAGTGGGGCGACAAGGTGCATTTGAAGCAGGAGCGCATCGAAGTGGAAACCAAGACGCTGCGCATCAAGGCCAGCGAGCAGGTGATTTTCGAGACGCCCGCGTTGTCCATGCAGGCCCCTGGCGGCGGCGCGGCGGCGGCCACCTTCACGGGCACCTTGCACACCACGGGAGCTATCACGTCCGATGGCGACCACGTGGCGGGCGGGGTGAGCTTGGAGCACCACACGCATCCGGGTGATAGCGGGGGCACGACGGGCGAGGCCGTATCAAGCAGCTCGACATGAAAAATCGATGTTACCCTGGCGTAAACTGCATTGCAACGCCAACACCCTGTCCCGCCGCGCCAGAGTAAAATACGATACTGCCCTCATGCTGCAATATCGCGCAGACATATGCCAGATATGAATCATTCCATTTTTGAAAATCACTAGGTTTCGGAAGTCCTTGCTTAATGAGATCATGCAAACAAGCACCGACTGCGTTCTTTCCGCCTGTAAGATTGAGAATTTTTGAGCTGCTAAATGATGTTAAGATTAGAGTCCACTCGTCATGCGTGAACGATATCTGCTGCTGCTGAACACCCGGTGCTGTGCCAATTGACAAGTCAATTGTAATACCATCAGCAGTACGCTTGTATTGAAAGATGCCATGCTGTCCAGCTTGTTTGCCAAGGGTCTGTAGAACTTTCATGTGAACACTCTCCTATAACTGCACGGGTTAGCGTTAGGAACGTGGCTAGCTCAAACGTAGAGTTTTGCCTCACTCATTCTTCAAATCGGAATTGAAGTTTCTTGGTCACCAATCTTAATGTTCGGGTTGCTGCTTTGCAGGTCAGCCTTGAGTGTGATCTTTGATATCTTGTCAACGACTTCAGTCACTTTTAGCCGCTGGTGCTGGTTAAACTTCTCCTCAAGTTCAGATTGGTTCGCGGAATATTCAAGCGCAACTTTTTTCCAGATTTCCGCTTCTGCCTTGAATTTTGCTACTTCATCCTCATTATTGGCGGTTGCCGCCTGCTCCTCAGCAGACTTCGCATTGCTGCTAGCTTTACAGGCTTTCTCTTCCATCGCATTGGCAACAATTAGCCTTAGCTCAGCATATATCTTGTCCAATACTTTTAAAATAAAATCAGAAAAGTATTTCTTCACAGCAGGCCAAATGTTCTCGGTAAACCATAGCCAGAATTTTAAAAAAAAGTTGCCAAGCAGTCCACTAAGTTCCATATGCCCTCCGGTTTACCGAAATTCCAAATGTTTCAATTTGATTCACGATATCGCGCTTTGTGCCGCCGTGCAAGCCCTCCACAAAAACCATTTAGCCTGTCCTGATTTCCACCTTCCCCCCGGCTGCCAAGGGGGCAGCACGGGGGGCGGTGGGGTTACAGGTTATTGCATCGCGATTCTGAGCAATTCAATGAGGGCGGGCAGGAATTGCAGCAGGTTCGCAGTTACGTGGGCCAACAGAGCAAGTGAACGATGACAATTTAACCAGGACATTCTCAAGCCTCCTTTTTTGGGTCAACAGGAAAGGCTTTAAGAACGTCTTTCTGCTGGCAAACCTTCGGCTAATTTAGAAACATTAATCATTTCCAACCACTGAACCCCTTCAGCCTGTCCTCTCCCCACCCCGCCACTAAGGTGGCGGCATGGCGGACGCACTCCTTGATTCCATAAGCGGCGACTACACCCTTGCCGACGGCGCGTTGCTCCCGGACCCGGCGCGCGGCTTGGCCAACGCCGTGTACCTGCGGCTCATGACGCCGCTCGGCTCCTATTGGGCGGACGCCACCCTGGGCTCGCGCCTGCACGAGTTGCAGCGGGAAAAGGACGTGGCCCGCGTGGCCGTGCTGGCCAAGGCTTATTGCGAACAGGCGCTGCAACCCCTGCTCGACGACGGGCGGGCCCTGGCCATCGGCGTGGGCACCGAGCGCCTGCACGACGGGCGGCTCGGCCTGGCCGTTCGCGTGACCGACGCGGGCGGGCGCGAACACCTGTTCAACCACTACGCGAGGGTGCGCTGATGTCGTTCGAGACCCCGGACCAGGCGGCCATAGCGGCGGGCATCCTGCGCGACATTTCCAACCAGCTGCCCGAGGCCGCCACGAGCGTGGACTCGGACTTCGGCGTGCGCGCCAATGCCACGGGCGGCGCTGTCGAGGGCCTGTACCAGCACCAGCAGTGGATTGCACGCCAGACCTTCCCGGACACGGCGGACACGGACTGGCTGGAGCAGCACGCCAGCCTGCGCGGGCTCACCCGCAAGCGGGCCACCACCGCTGCGGGCACGGCCACGTTCACCGGCACGCCCGGCGCGGCAATCCCCCTGGGCACCGAGGCCAAGACGCTGGCCGGACTGGTGCTCATCACCAGTGAGACGGGCGTTATTGGAGCGGGCGGCACGGCCATTGTGCCGGTGCAGGGCGGCCTAGCCGGAGCGGCCTGCAACCTGGCCGCAGGCACCGGCCTGACCCTCACTTCCGCGCCCTCGGGCGTGATGTCCCAGGCCGTGGTGGCAACGGCGCTGGTGGGCGGCACCGACGCTGAAACAGACGCCGGGCTCCTGGCGCGGCTGCTCGACGTGCTGCAAAGCCCGCCCGCCGGGGGCAACAAGGCCGACTGGCGACGCTGGGCCATGGCCGTGGACGGCGTCACCGCCGCCTATGTCTTCCCGCTGCGCCGGGGCATCGGCACCGTGGACGTGTGCGTCACCTCCGCTGGCGGCCTGCCCTCGGAGGACATCCTCGCCGCCGTGCGCCTGCACCTGGACGACGAGCGGCCCACGGCGGTGCGCAACTTCGCGGTCTTCGGCCCGGAGCTGCTGCCCGTGCCCGTGCATGCGCTGGTGCGGCTCTCCGGCCTGACCTTGGAGCAGGCGCAACCTCTCGTTGAAGCGGCGTTGAACGCCTATTTCGCCACCCTGGAGCCGGGCGACCCGGTCTACCTCTCGCGCATTGAGACGGCCATCTCCGGCGTGTCCGGCGTGGTCGACCGCATGGTCACGGCCCCGGCGGCAAACGTGGGCGTCACGGCCACGCACTGGGCGCGCCTGGGCATCGTGATTTTGGAGGTCATGGCGTCATGAACCACGCCGAACTGCTGAAGCTGCTCTTGCCGCCCGTGGCCTACGAGCCTTCGGGCGTGGTGCTCACGGCCAGCATCATGGCCGAGGGCGCGGCCCTGGACCGGGCGCACACCCTTGCCAGCTACGTGCTGGAGGCCATCAGCCCGGCCGGGGCTGGCGGCCTGTGGCTGGCGGATTGGGAGCGCGTGCTGGGCCTGCCGGACGAATGCGCGGGCGGCCTGGGGCAGACCCTGGCCGAGCGCATCGCCGCCGCCCTGGCCAAGATGCGCGAGCGCGGCGGCCAGAGCCGGACCTACTTCATCGCCGTGGCCGCCGCCCTGGGCTACGCCGTCAGCATTGAGGAGCACGACGCCTTCACCTGCGAGACGGCCTGCGATCAGCCCCTGCATCATGAGGACTGGCGCTACGCCTGGACCGTGCGCGCGCCCGAGACAACGGTGCGCGAGTTCACCTGCGGCTCCGGCTGCTGCGACCCCCTGGCCAGCTGGGGCAATGCGCTGCTGGAGTGCGTGCTTTCGCGCCTCAAGCCCGCGCACACGCATCTCACCTTCACTTACGGCAACTAACGACGAGAACGAACCGGAGGACAGCATGCAACGTGTCAGCACCCCCACCGCAGTGGCGCAGAAGCCCGCCTATGCCACCGGCGGCGAGCCCGGCTTCTTCACCCAGGGCGACCCGGTCCAGGGCCTCCCGGCCACGGTGCCCGGCCAGGACTTTTTGAACCGCGTGCAGGAGGAGCTGTGCAACACCATTTCGGGCGCTGGGCTCCCGCTGGACCCTGCGGACGACACCCAGCTTGACCAGGCCATCGACGCGAAGATCGCCTTTGCCGTGCGCCTGAAGGAGGACGGGGGCCTCGTCCGCACCGAAGACGGCCTGGCCGTGGACCCGAACGTCCTCGATGCCTCGGCCCAACTCCGCTACCACGGACTCATCTAGGAGGAACCCATGTCCGCATCCACATACGCCCACGCCAAGCTCCGCCCGTGCAGCCTGCTCGGCACCACCTCAGCGGTGGTGCTGGCCCAGCACGCGGGCCAAAAGACCACGGTGCGCCTCATCATCCTGCACAACACCGGGGACAATGACGCCGTTGTGGCGCTGCACATGCCCGAGCCGAGCAACAACGCCCCCGGAGCCGCCGCGCTGGCCAACCGCTTCCAGAAGATAACCCTGGAGTCCGGCGCGACCATCGAGCTGGACTACCCCGGCCAGGGGCTCCAGCTCGATGTGCAGGGCGACAGCGTGCAGGCCCAGGCGGACACTGCCGGGGTCGTCACCGCGCAGGTCCACGGCGGCAGGGAGTAGGCCATGGGCGTCCGCAGATTCCCCCCCCCGGCGGAGTATCCGCGCGCACGCTTTGGCGGCCGCGTGCCGCGCCTGCCCTGGTGCCTGCCGGGCCTGACGGTCTTCGGCAACGGCGTCTATTCGCAGAACGTCATCCAAAACGGCAGCGTGCTGCAACCCGTGGCCAGCCACACCGTCCCCGGCGTGGGCACGTTCACCAACTGCATCGTGGTCACCGGGGCCGCCACCATCGCCCCGGCCCCGGACACCGGCGCGTGCTTCCTCACCGGCCACACGCTCATCGTGGACGGCGCGGAGGCCTCGCTCAAGCCCTCGGCCCATGCCAAGGGCTTCTTCATCCACCTCACGGGCGACCGTATCGTGGTCAATGGCGGCGTTCTGCATTGCGACCAGTTGGGCAAGGGCGGCGCGGTGGCGGGCGTGCAGTCCCCCGCCGACCTGCTGCCAGACTGGCTCCTGGGCAAGATCAACAGCGCGCAGCTGGCCGGGGCAAGCTACCAGGTCAAGAACCCTGGTGCTGTGGGCGGCGCAAGCGCAGCCCCCGCGTTCGCCGGGACCGTGGGCGGCACGGGCGCTGCTGGCATCGGCCTGCAAACCGGCGGCGGTGGCGGCGGCGGCCAGGGACTGAACGATACCGCCCATCCTTCCGGGGCCGGAGGGCCGGGCACGCCCTTCTGCGGCGGCGCGGGCGGCGGCGGGAACTCCTCGCACTATGCAGGCGGAAGCCAGGCTGGCTCCGGCGACGCCAACGGCGGGGGCGGCGCGGGCGGGACCAACCTGTCCGGCAACGGAGTCCCCGGCGGGGGCGGTTCGGGCGATCCTGCGGGCGCTCCCGGAAGCCCCTACGGCGGGTATGTCGCGCAGTACGGTGGCGGGGTGGGCGGCCTGCTCATGTCCTTCGTCAAGGGCAACATCGTCATCGGTCCCGGCTCCCGCGTGAGCGCGGACGGCGGTGCTGGCGGCGACGGTTCCGGCGGAGGAGGCGGAGGAGGAGGAGGCGGTTGCGTCGCCGACTTCCATCGCGGCACGCGCACCAACAATGGAACGTTCCGCGCCAACGGCGGCGTGGGCGGCGTCAGCACAATTCCGTCGCCAGGAACATCCCACGCTGGCGGCCCTGGTGGCGCGGGCGGCGTTGTCGCAATGCAAATCTAGGAGGACACGATGATTCTTGTGCATCACCCCGAAGTGGAGCTTTCACGCGATCTGCTGGCGGCCAAGCCGGAAGGCGTTGCCGTCATCGACTGGAGCCAGCCGGAACAGGTGGCGGGCTACACAGGCCCAGCGCCCTCGGCCTTTCCGAGCGTGGCCGTCGATGTGCCCGGCTATTCGCACGAGGTGCCCGTGCTTGGCCAGGACGGCGAGTTCCAGGGCATGACCCGCGTGGCCGTGCCTGACTGCCAGGAGGCCCTGCGCCTGCCCGCCAACTGGGCGGCGGTGGACGCCTTTGTGGCATTCGTGACGAACAGGGCGGCGCAGAACCCGCCAGAGTAGCGGGCGTACAGAACGCGCTAAAATGCTTTGTCAATTATCTGTAAGAGCACACCAAAAAACATCAATGGAAGGCTCACCATTTTCGCTACCCTGTCGGATATGTACCGGCTTCTCTTGTTTGACTTTTGTTTTACTACAGGCACGAGAGGGAATAGCTGTGAGTCCGTAAGGATATATAAAAAAGAAGCAAACGCAGAAAGGAGAATGCCATGTTTGTCAACGCCGAGGACTGTCATCCCAGACCACGTATATGCCGCATTGAACAGCGTAACAATGAATGTTGCATGGATAGGGACTAATAGGGCAGCAAGTTTCATCTCTCTTTTGCTTACCTTTTCTTTGTCCACTGCCGTTTGCTTCGAAACTGCGCCAAAAAGAAGACGCCTATGAATTTTGAACATGGCAAAACCGGAGCCAACGCACAATGCAAGATAAATCGGCCAGTGAATCATAACCACCTCAATTGATTTGGAGGAAGCAGGCGGGGGAGGTTGCAGTCTCCCCCACTGGCCCGGTGTACCAGCACCGGACCACGGCCGAAGCCGCTGCTCCCTGGCCCTGATCAGGGGTGCCAGGAAGCTATCAGGCGGAGGCGCAACCGTCAAAGGTGCCATGGAAAAGGAGATTCGTTGCGGCAACTGTAACCGGCTTCTGGCCAGGGGCGAGGCCCTGGCGCTAACCATCAAATGCCCGCGCTGCGGGTGCATGAACCACGTGAGGGCCACGAGCCCCGACGTAGCAGGCCCGCGAGCCTCCCCGGAGCGCTCGCGT